TTCTTTTTCTTGATTTAATTGCTATATCAACTTCAAATTTTTCGCTTACTGCTTTTTTTAATGTATCTAATCTCATTGTTTTGTTTTAGTTAAATTCTGTATGTTCTAAACACTTACTACATAAATCTGTTTCTAGCCACTGTGAAGCACCACAGCAATTAGAGCCTATGTATTCTTCTATGTGTGGGTTGTCTATTGCGTTTTGTATTATTTGTTTTACTGTTTTCATTTTGTCTATATTTTATTGTCTATTGTTTCTATTAAGTGTCTAAGGTCTGAGCGTTCCCAAGTCCCCAAGTCTAAACCGTTTATTAAAAATTTATAATAGTCTTTTTGGTCTGTGTTTCTTATTTCTATATTTATATACATATTAATCTAATTTAGTGAATTCTGCTGTTTGGTTTTTATTGTGTTCTTCTTTGTTCTGGAAGTAGTTATCAACTAAGGCATCTATCATAACTAGTTCGTCAATACTAGCTACTTTTACTTTATGCATTAAGCTGTCTATTTTGTTTAAGACGTTGGTACACATTTCAGGATTGTTGTTGTAAACGTTATTAAAACCCTCTTGATATATTCCTTCAAGTAGTTTTGATGTCTTATTGACTTGCAGCTTTACGTTTTGTTTAAACCCTACGCTTCCTTTTAAGTCATCGTTTGCTTCTAGTAGTAATTGACTTATCAATACGCATTTTAAATAGCTTAGGTGTCTATGTGTTATTGGGTCATCGTGTACCCCTCTAACTTGTTCTTGATGTTCTAGTTCTTTTTGTTCCATTTGTTTATAATATTCTATTTGTTTTTTTCTATCCATTGTTGTTGCTGCTCTCTTAGGTATTCTATTTCACGTCTTAAATAATCCGCTGCTTTTTCTAAGTCTTTTAATTCATCGTCTTTCTTTCCGCTTCTGCAAATATACTTAATTATATTTCCCCTGTTGAAGTTTAACTCATAATCTTTTATAAAGTCTATAACGTCATAGCCTTTACCGTTTTCGTAATGTAAATAAGTTGCTCGTTTCATAATTTTATTTTCTATAAAAATGTTTTAAATTAACTTCCATTAAAGGCTTAAATTTTGATATTGAAGTAGCAGCAGGATGTTCAAGTTTAGCCAGTCTTCCATATTCTGCAAATAAATAGTCCATAGCTTTATAATCTTTAAAAGCCTTTGAAAAACCTATATTAATCATTTCCCTTACACAGTACGCCTGAACATTACTTTTACCATAATCATTAACTAAGTTAGATATTTTATCTAATAAGTATAAAGAGAATTTTTCATCCTTTATAATAGATTGACCTTTTTTAAAGTTTTTGGATTGTGAGCCGAAAAAACTATTCACCACATTACCAGCAGATACGTTATTTCTATTTTTAAGGTACGCATCGTAAACTTTGGCATATTGTTTATTTTCTTTTGAAAATGCTTTTAAGTAGTCTAAAGTAGTCCAAGCCTTATTTCCGTTGTTTAGGCTTATAATAGCGTTTAAATGCTCTTTACCTTTATTTGTATCAACCCAATCAACAATATAAGCTGGTACTGTCGTTTGCTTTAAAAGTCTTGAGCATACAACTCTATGATGTCCCTCTATTATATCACCATCACTTGAAATAACAATAGGCATCATCCATCCAAACTCGTTTAATTTTTGTTTAAAGTTTTCCGAATGTTTAAGTAGTACATCCCTGTTTACTTCTGCCATTTTTAAATTACTTATTGGATAATAAGCGTTGAACTGTCCTCTTTTAATTTCTGTTGTTTTCATTTTGTTTTTGTTTTAATTATTTTAATTTTGTGCAATATATATTTTTTCTTTTTAATAAACAATTAATTAACTATTTATTTTTATAGTAATGCTAGTATTCTTAAATCTTCTTGTATGTCTTTAATCATTTTTAAAGCATCTTTATAGTCTTGGTTTTCCATTGCTTCAATAACTATATCTAGGTCATATACAAATCTAATCATTTGTTCTAAGTTTTAATAAGTGATAGCACTCTGCATATTTTTGCCTTGCCTTACCTTTGTATTCTTGTTTAAATAATTGATAAATCTTTTTTGTATATTGATATTTGGTGTCGCAATCAGCTAAGTATTTTTCTGCAAACTTTTTTCCTTTACCTTTAAAGTAGTTTACGTTATCAGCTGTATCTCCGATTATCATTTGCTCGTAAAAGTTATATAAAGCCTCGTCCTCGCTTATATCTAAAACCTCTTTATGTTTGTAGTGATAGTTGTACATAAGGCAAGGGAACTGCTTATAGTCCTTGTCAATGCTTACTATCATAACATTATTACGCCCTAGTTCGTTTGACAGCTCGTACCAATATCTAGCAACCATATCATCAGTCTCAATTCCATAACCCCAGATGCTCTCGTATTGGTTTTTAACGTATTGGTGCATCTCATCTAATAAAGGTGGTAACTCCTGCTTTTTTCTATTGGCTTTGTAATCGCTTGTAATTAGCTTTCTAAAGTTACCCTTGCTACCGCTAAACGTTATTACACGTTCAACAGGATACATATCTTCCAGCTTATTGATTATGCTCATAAACTGTTCATCGAACTTAGCTTGAGCATCTTCTATGTTCCTAAAGTATTTGTCATCTTCTGGGTTCTCTCGTTTCTTATAACAAGCCGCAAATATTAAACTGTCTGCATCTACTAGTAGTATCATTCTATATCTAAATTAAAGCACTCGGTTGAGCAATAATAATCGCCATTTGTTTCATCACCACAACAAGCACATTCTGTCTTTGTATCTGGTTCATCTATATAACTATTTAACCAACTCATATATTATAATTTTTTAAATCGTTTTGTAATTCTTCTATTTGCTTATTCAAACTTATAAGCTGTTTATTTTTTTCTTCTCGTATTAAACTTATGCGTTTTGTTAATACTGTATTCTCAACAGTTAAACCGTTTACATATTGACCTATCTCTGTCATTCCTTGAACCATATTTTTCAAGTCTGTATTGGCTGGTTTTTGTTTACTCCATTCCATAACTAAATTTGCTATGTGGTTAAACCAAAGGTTGTACGATTGTTTTTGTAGTAAAGTCATTATACTGATAAACCAACTATAAAACCTAAAGTAATTAATAAAGATGCTAAAGCTATAAGTGAAGCTGTAATGATTAACTCTCTTTTGTCGCTAAGTTCTTTTTCCCTTTGTTGTAAATCCTTTTTAGTGTAAACCTCTATTCGGTTCTTTCTAGTTTCAATGTGTAGTCCTGTTTTTGTCTTTTTCATAATTATATACTTTTAATATATTCAATTGTTTGTTTTTTCATATGTTCAATATCTAACCATTCTAATAATTCAACAGTGTTAAATACTATTGTTTTAGGTTCACCATATTCGTCCATTCCACTAAAATAAGTTTCGTTATCTTTTGTACTCATAAAAGTGTTAATGTCGTGTATGTTACTGTATTTCGTTTTCATAATGTTTGTTTTATTGGGGGTTTTTACACCCCCATTTGTTTTATTTTGCAAAGTATATTTTGAGTTTTATACTTGGTCAATAATTTGACTTATTTTAAGCAATTTATTTAGTTTCTCGTCAATTTTTTCTTGCAATCTTAGCCAATCTTTTGCGTTTTTTCTATCAAAAGTGTACGATTTGTTTGGGTACTTTTTTCTTCTGTTGTTCTCAATTTCTTGAATAATTCTTCTTACGTTCATAATTATTTTTGTTTTGTTATGTCTTATTGACAATACAAATATACAACTTTATTTTAGTTATAAACAAATAATTAACTATTTTTTTTATTTATTTTTTCTTTTATCTGAAAATAGCTATCCCAAACACCGCTTTTTATTTCTTCGTTTAGGTTTATTATTGCAGCGTCTTTTTCTTCCAACAGATAACAAGGCTTTAAAACTTTTTTCTTTGTCCATAGCGTTGTGTCTGGGCAATAGATATCTTTAGTCTTTAGTCCTTCTAAGTTATTTAGCCAGAACATATAATTTCCTTTAGGGTCGTTCACTAAGTATAGTGCGACTTTACCTGTTTCAATTAACTTATCGTGTTTGAATTTCTCCAGTATTTTTGTGTCATAGTATTTATTTCTAAATTTCATTTCGATAACACATTCTTGACCCGTTTTAGTTGTGCCTGTGGCGTCCCAGCTTTCACTTCCTTTACCTGTATGGGTTAAGTTCCACCCATCTAAATTTAAAAGCGTTACAACGGCTTTTTCCCAATTATGGATTTTTTCTATCATTTAATTTTATTATATATGTTATCTAAATCTTTTATCCACATCACTAATAGTTTCGGCTTACAACTACAAGGCTCGTAATAGTTATGGTTTAAGTAACGAGCGTGTAGCGTACACAGTAGCCTGTACTGTTCTTTTGTCAGCTTTGTGGTTACATTTGCTTTAAAGTCCACCCAGGCGTCTTGGTCTTCTATTCTCATAAGTCTATATTTATGTCGTTCCAATCGTCACGCCTTTGGTCGCAACCGCAGTCTTTCCCTAGTGCTTTGCTAATCTTTTTTACTAGCCAGTGTATCCCTGTGTAATAAGTAAAATTGTAAAATAAATCTCCTAATCTCATAAGTTAAATTTTTTAATGTTCCATAATTTACTAAATCCTTTTAAAGTGTCTTTTAGTGTTATTTCTGTTTTAGCGTTTTTCCATTGCTTGTCTATGTAGATACTTTCTACATTGCAATCGCTTAAAGGTATATCTTTATCATCATTTTTAAAATTATGAGTAACGAATAAAACAACAGATTTTTTAGTATGCCAAGCGTTTGATATCCTTTCTAAAACAAGTCTTTGCCCTGTTGGTATTTTATTCCCTGTGCGTTTAACTTCCATTAAAATAAGAACCTCGTTGTCAAACTCTAAAACAACATCAATATCGGTAGGGTGTATTTTACCACTTTGAATACCTGTAAAATCGATACTTTGTTTTACCTGTTTAGTATTTCTAATTAAACTCATAACTTGTTTTTTATATGTTTCTTTGCGTTTGTATATGTATTATAAAGTGAGTAATAACTTATTTTAGTGTTTCTGCTTAACTCTGCAACGCTTACGCCCTTAGCGACTATCTCAAATATTTTTTTATCGTACCAATACATTTCGTTTAATATGCTGTCTATATGGTCACGCTGTTTCGCCCATTCCATTTCATCAATACCACTTTCTTGTATTTCTTTTAGTTCGTTTATATCTTCTAAATAAACTTTCTTTTGTCTTAGGCTTGTCTTGTATAAATTTGTATAAATACCTCTTAGAACTTTATAACAATAGTAATGGTTTATCTGGGATTTATAGTAAAGGTCTAAACCTTTTTTGACATCAGCATCAAGCTGGATATACATTTCCATAACAACGTCCTCACTCATTGAAGGGTTGCAGCCAAAACTTTTTACTATGTTATTCCAATCACTATGCTTTTTATAAGCTAGTTTTAAAATTGATTTCATTTATTTAATTATTAAAATTTGCCCTAACTTGTTCGTTTGGTTTGTTAGGTGTTAATGTTCTAGGGACAAAGTATTCTAATGGGTCATATATTTCACCAACTACAAAAGGCAATCCGAACTCGTTAATACTAAAACTAAACGTTTCAAAAGGAAACCCCCTAGAACGTCTGCACAATACAGTGACCCAGTCTTTATTTGTTGTGTTAATTTCTAATTCTATAACCGTTTCAGCTTTCTTCTCTAAAAAGCTACCTAGATGTCCAGTACCTAGTTTAGTGCTTCCGTAGTTCTGGTGCATTACAACCATTATGTGACAGTTATAAGTAGTCGATAGCTTCATAAGTTTAGCGACCATTTCATTACAAGATTGTAAATCATTAACATCAGCAACTAAGTCCGCTGCACCATCTACGAAAACTATTCCTGTTTCCTTACCGTTATCTTTATTTTGTTGTAAAGTCCATTCTATAAACTCAAGCCTTTGCGAATAACTTAAAGTTCTTAAAGCGTACGTTTGATAACACCCTACGTCTTTTATATTAGCCATTTGTTCCGAACGTTTGAAACATCGTGCAGCGTGAAAATGACCTTGCTCTGTATCGAAGTGAATTAAACACTTGCTTTCTCTGTGTCCTTTTAGTTTGCCTCCAAAGTTATTTCCACCACTCAAATAAACCGAAGCTAATAATGATACAAAAAAACTTTTTTTACTTTTTGGCGGTGCTGTAATATAGCTTATATTTCCATAAGTAGCTAGTCCAATAGGATAGGTTATTTCACCACCCCTGGCTTGTATTGTTTTTTCTCCTAGACTTAATGCTGTCGGAGGGTACTCTATATCAATAGACGTGTCGATAGTGCATTCCTCTGCTACCAACTCCATTAACATATTATGTGTAGTTTGTTCTTCTGTCATATTATTGTATTGTTTTGTAAAGGTAATAAAAAATTAATATCTTAAATTAGTTTTGTTTCTGCTTTTATAATTATATACATCTTCTAATAATAAAACATATTGACTTGTATTTGCACAATCTACTAAAAGAGATGGGTTTAATGATAGTTTATGTATCATTTGTGCGTGGTTATAGTTTTCATTTCTTATTAACTTCATAACAGCTCCAACAAAAGTATTTCTGTTAAAACCTTTATAATATGGTTTAAACATTAGAATTTTTTGTGCAGTATCATAAGCATCTAAAACATTGCCAAACCTAAATTTGCCATTTCTGAAACCTGACATATTATCGCTCTGGTGTCCAGCGGCTATTCTTTCAGCAGAACCTATTGTAAATTCTTTTATATCACCATAAAACTTTTTAAATTTAATATATTCTTCAAAACCTAAATCACAATATGCATTAAGATAATCTTCACGCTTCCAGTTTTTAGAGTTAGTGTTTAGCATCTTAACTTCTTCAAGGCTATAACCTTTAATTAAGATATAATATACATAGTACCCTAGCTCACGAGCTGCGTTAAATCGATGCTGACCGTCTATTATTTCATATTTCTCATTTATTATAATTGGAGATATTAAATAATTTTCTTTAAATGATTTTTTTAATTTCTCTTTATGACTAACATTTAACTCCCTATTTCCTGTTAAGGTTTTAAATATATTGTAATCTTTTGATTTTTGTATGTATATTTCAGTTTTCATTTTTGAATGTTTATGTTATAAAAAAAGGCGGTTATTACACCGCCCTAGTTTTTTAAAATGGTAAGTCGCTTGTTTCAGCTTCTTGCACCACTTCTTTAGCTTCTTCACGCTCCGCCTTTACGATTTTTCCATCAGTCCAAACTACCTGACCGTTAGCGATGTAAGTTCTTGGTTTCTTAGCTTCACGTTCTTCTTGTGTTTGACTAATCATAACAGATGCGTTATTTCCGTAACGTGTTTCGTCATTTACTGACATTGTAAGGTTTATATAAACCGCACCGTCTTTTCCAGCAATAAATTTCTCCTTAGGGAGCTTATCTACTCTTAAACTGTAATTGATAATTGCACTCATAATTTTACTTGTTTTTAATTGTTATTATTTATTATTATTTTTAAAACTTTCGCTTTCATCTTCTCCGAATATTCCGTATTCATATAAATTTAGCATTTTTAAAACGCATCTTGACTGGCTTCGTTTTTCTGCAAGTTCCATAACGTACCAGCTATTAGTTGAGCCATCTTTATAATTACCACCCTTTAATGCACTTCCAAAGGTTTCTACTCGCTTATCTCCTTTTTTACCTAGTGCTTTAATCACTGCGAAATTTGGCTCACATTTAACAACCTCGTAATTAATTGTAATATTACTTTGTGCCATTAATTTTTCTATACCGCTTCTGGTGATGATTAAATAGTGTTGATGTTTAAATACATCGTCTTTGGTTAGGTTATACTCTTTGTATACCTCTGTTAATTTTTCTTTGTTCATCTTATTTGTTTTTGTTATTAATTTCGTTTAATGCTTCTAAATATTCTACTCGTTTCTGCAAGGCATCTATACGAGCATTTAAATAGTCTATTGTATCAGGGCTTGAACTTCTTTTCACGTCTTCTGAATAAGTCATATTATATCTCTTTAAATAGTTCGTAAGGACTGTTATAATTATTTAATAAGGTGTGTAAACTCATTACAACTCCATAAGTCAAACCGCTTACTTTAGTTTTCGATTCAAGTTCTTCCCAAACTTCTTCGACCACTAATGGAAAATGAAAGTTTTGATTTTCTAGCTTTGCTTTGTGTTCTGGTTTTAATCTTTCTGTTAAATACATAATGTTTTGTTTTAATTAATATTAAGGCAAATGTAAAACAAATAATTCAATAAAAAAAATATAAACACATTATAAACAAAAAAACCACCCTTTTAGAGGTGGCTTAATCTGGTTGGTTAGAACCGATATTAAAACAAAAACAATACTTCACAAAGATACATTAAGTGTCTAGTTCTTTAATTAACATTTCATATTTTTCTATTAACATTTCTAAATCTGTATTATCTAGCTTTACAGTTTTATTTGCTTCAATATGTAGTTCTTCTGCTAAACCTTCATAATGAGTATTATCTAAGTTCTTAGAAAATTTATACTGTTCGCCATATCTGAACACATTACAACCAGCACACTGAACTTGACAATTCTGCTCGTGCCACCTAGTAGAATAATGTTTACGACTTTGAAAATGACCGTTTTGTAGTTTCTTCCAATGGTCTTGTTTACCACAAGTAAAACATTCAGCAATATCATTCTTAGCATATCTACGTCTTATATATATACTAAAAACCTTATCTAATTTATCTACTAGTTTTTTGCGTTGTGTTTTTTTTGCCATTTGAATAGTTCTCAGATATCTTATCTATTTGTTTAGATTTATATTTATCTATTTGTTTTGGTATTTGTTTTTTTATGCCTTTAAGGGCAACAAAAACGTTTAGCTAATTAACCAGCTTAACAAAAAATTCAAAGTTATATCTTTTATTTTAGAAAAAAAAGTAAAAAGTTATTTATTTTTCCAATGCTTAGTTATCTTCTCTGCAGAACGCATACCAAAATAACCACCATAAACTAAAAGTAACAAGGAACTAAGTAAGTCTATCCAATCAGGAGCTATTTTAAAGCCTTCTAACGAACTATCTAATATTATGTATATAAACAGTGTAGCTGTTAAGAAAGCTAGTGTTAAAGGTCTTATATTGCGTGTAAGATAACTGTCTGTATTGTTATCAGAAACCCACCGCTTTGTAGTTTCTTGCATTTCTATTTTATCGAAGTTTAGTTCTTCTAATAAAAGCTGTTTATCTGTTTCGCTTAAAACTTTATCTGAACCAATTTTAGATGCTAAAACCTCTAAGGCTTCAATCCCTGTAACGTTAGACGCTATTTTTAAAAGTTCTGGAGCTACTTCCTTACCTTGTTTTAATAACCAACGTAAAGCATCGCCTACTCTTGTAGTTCCGTTTTGTTCTTTGTATTTAGGCATTACTCCAGCGTGTTTTGGTTTTTCTTATATCGTAATGTGTGAAAGTTTTATACATACCTAAGCCACCTTGAAGTATTTCGCCAGATAGCATAAGGTCGTCTAAATAGTCATAAGTATCTAGAACAGGGTCAAGCCCATTAATGACAATATCAGCAGCTTTGCCTAGTAGGTGCTGAGAGTTTACAGAACCACCGACCGATTTATTATGTGCTTCACATCTATAAGCACTATTTACAGTTATGGGCATAGCTACGTCATCTCTAATATATTGTAACTGATTAGCTAGTTTGGTAATATTTATTAAAACATCACTAGGCATTTCACAACCACACTTGCAATCAAACTCACTTTTTTTAAAGTTTTTAGTCATTCTTTTTATGCGTTTCGTATATCTTTTGTGCTGTATATCCTATTGATAACAATAGTAATATAATCTTTAATCCGTTTTCTATATGTGTAAAGCTTATCCCTAAAGTGATAGCGTTTAAAAAGCCTATTTTCAAATCTTGTAATGTCATTATATTTTGTTTTCTAAATACGGAATGCCAGAAAATTTGTGCATTCCTTCGCTATCCAAGTCGCAACTATAAGTCTTCCAACCGTATGGGTGACTTTCTATATCGTACCAGATAACATCAATGTGGTACTTATCGCTAATCACTGGCTCTTTAATTAACTGCATTTCTTCATCTTCGTTTAATTCGTATTCGCCTTCCTTTAAAACTATATGCCCTAGTTCAACTATTAAAAAAGTACCTTCTGGTAAATCTTCAATCTTATCTTGAACTTGCTCTTTACTTTTAAACTCGTATTTGCCTATTCTCATAATGTTGTTAGTGTTATAATTTCCGCATCTGTTAAAGCGTTCCCAAAAACTTGAGAATTGTAAATCTCACCTTCAAAATTCAAGTAGTCATCATCCCCTTGAAATTGAAATATGTTTAATGAACTAAACAACCTATTAGTGTCTAAATAACTATTTAAAAGTTGTCCGTTTGCAAAAAGCTTATAACTTCCACTATCCCATTTAACAGCTACTTTAAGCCTTCCGCCATTGTGCGTAAAATTATAATTAACTATTGGAGAGCTTGGAAACTCATTTATAAAAAACTGTAAAACGTTTGAAGTTTTAAATGCGAATTGTATTAAATTGAATGACCCACCTCGTAAATTTATTACGTTACCAAGTGTATCACTAGAAGCAACGGCAAAAGGCTTAATGTCTAAAAAAACTACCCCTTTATTTTTGTTAAAATCTGTTTGTGCTTTTACCTTACGCTCCAAAGCTCTTGTTTCTTGTGCATTTACCGTTTTAATGTAGCTGCTTAAATAATTCCCTTCTTCAAGTTGTGCTCCCCAGAAATAATTGTAATCGCCTTTAGTGACCGTAAAATTTCCGTTTGATGTAGTTCCGTAAATAAAAGGTCGTACAGTTGTGTTACCAGAAGTTTCACAAGTTATAGATATTCTGTACCAACCATTTGTAAAAGATTCAATACTGTTGTCTATTAAAGTTATGTCGCTTCCAGTTGTTTGAGGGCTAAAAGATAAACCATCTTGTAAGTCAAAAAATATACGTGAAAAATCACTGTAAGCGTTATTTAATAATCCCAAGTTGCAATATCTAGCATTTCCTTTTTTTACAAAGACTGATAAAGTAACAGATGCACCGCTTGTAATTGAAGTTGAACTATTAACGTTCATACCACCAGAGCTTGACGAATTGCACTCTAATTTGTCAGCGGTTTCAGTTCCTTCTGGTGAAACATCTTCGTTTGCCGTTACGGTTGTTCTTGTTTTTACCCATAAAGCATTATTAAATTCTTCGCTTCTTAATTGTCTGTTTATTCTAGTACCTTCCATTAAAAGACTAGGACAATCACCACTCCAATTCAAGCGAGGGTTATTTGACCCTACAATTTTTTCAATTAAACCGTTTTCTTTTACTCTAGTTGCATCGCCAAACCTAAAAAAATCAAAATCTCCATCACCATCAACTGGTAAAACAGAATAAACTTTGCCGTTTTTATATCCGCTCGGTATTAATGCTAGTATTGGGTTTTCCATTATCTTTCTATTATTATTGAAGTGCTAGTAGAATACCACCATTGACCGTTTACTTGTAGTCTAAGCGTTACCGTTTGACCTCTATTTATTTCTATTGACCTACCAAAATCTAAAACAACTGTTTCTCTTACTGTATTTGTATATGTTCCTGTTTCGCTACCTTTTAAAACATTATCTACATAAACGCTTAAAGTCAAAGAGCTGCCATTCGGAAACTGCCTAGAACTATAAGGCATTGATGACAGTTGAAATTGACTAAAATAAGCATCAAAAGGAACACCAATACCGCCATAAGCATAAGGGAAGGCTGTTGTCGCTCCTGTGCTATACAAAGTATATGTAGAGATACCACTAATATAGTGCCGCCACGTTACAGAGATTTTTTCAGTCGTTAAACCTCTGCTTGTGTATTCTACTGACTTCGCTCTTATAAGGTTATTTGTAGAAATCATTTATTTTTGTATTTCAATTTCATTTCATTATAAAACTGTTTAGCGTATTCTTCGTTTGCTTTAAGTCCTATATATTTTTTTAAACGCTTAACGTTTATTTCTTTTACTTTGTACTTCATAAAACCCACCCATTAAAAACAGTGTCGGTGTCTGGGCTTATATCGTTGTCGCTGTTGCTTGTGTATTCTGGAAATTTAGATTGATTAAAACATAAATAATCTACTAATCGTGTGCTGTAATAATTTGCGTACTCTCTTGCTTTGCCTACTAAATAATCAACTTCGTTTTTATTTACGTTTTCGGCTGTTTCGCTAGAATGTTTAAATACGCCACCGTTCTTAATTTGATATGCCGCAAATGGAATATAATTTACTTGTGCAAACCATATTAAGGTTGGTTGTATATAGTCGCTTACAAGTGCTAAATAATCGCCTGTTAAAGTACTGTTTTGAATGTCAGTACTTATTCGGTTGTATAAGTCCGTTCCTAGTAAGTTTTGGATGTCAATTTCTTGACCTAGTTTTATAAACTGTATAAACTTGTCAGTATCAACATTCCCATCTAAGATGGAATTACGTACTAAGTCAGTTCTTGATATAAATAATGCTGTTGCCATTTAGTTTTTGAATTTCATTTTGTTCCAATATTCGGCTGTATAACCTTTATACTTCATATCCTTTGGTGCTACTGGTACTTTTTGAGCGTTCTTAGGGAATTTAAAACCTTTGCTTTTTGCTTGTCCGCTTGTTATTTGACTTTTTTCACCGTTTTTAATTTGATAAGTCTTTCTAAACCAGCGATGGCTACATCGACTACCGCCCTTCCAAAGCCAGACCGAATAGATATCTGAGCCACCCTTACCAAAACCAGCGTTTACAGGTTTTTTACCCATTGCGACTATATCCTCTTTACGGTAAACCTTTTTTGCACCTATCATTTTAGAACAAAATTGTCGGCTATTTGAACCAACTTTTTCTGGTGCATAGCTATAACGTACCAAAAACTCAACGCCCTTTTGACTATCTTGTTTTGACTTACCGTCTTGTGTACTTTTTGCGTTTGGTTTAGCCGTTCCAGTGCTTACAAAATTCCATATTTTAGATAGCGTTGTTTCCTCTTTTTCTGGCTCGGTGTTTAAGTCTGTAATAACTTCATCAAGTTCATCATTTAATTCATAATCAACTTCGCTTTCATCTACTAAATCATATCCTTCTAGTAGTTCTTCTTCACTCTCCCCTAAGTCTATTAATTCATCAGCAATAGTACTGCCTAACTCATCTGGTAATTCTTTACTAAGTTTAACCCCTGTTTCTTCTTCTCTTGTTTCAGCGTCCTCAACATTCTCTAAGTCTGTAAATTCTAACGGTTGAAGCGTTTTAAAGTACAATTTAAGGCTCATTTGGTTGTAAGCTAGTATGCAATCAAAAGCATCTATTAAAAGCGTCTGAAACGGTCTTATAACGGTGTTATCCATTAAGGTAGAAGCCGTCTTCAATTCGTCTGCATTATTACCTAGTCCGCTATTATCTTTAATACCTAAAAGCATAGGACTAACAACTCTGTGAGCTACCATAACTTTTTTTGAGCTTTCATCTGACAAAAATTGATACTGTTGATGCGCTTCGCTCAGTTGTATAGGCTCAATGGTTGCAGCACTTTCTGGATTGTCGTTAAAAGCTAGTATAAACTTCCCTGCATTGCTTGAACCGCTAAACTTAGAGTATATACGGTTTTCTAATGCTTGACGTTCTTCTGCGTTTGGTGTACCATTGTTAAAATTGATTAACATACTGGGTGCTAGACCGTTAAGTATATTGTTCAAATGGTAGTTGCTTATTTCTTGCTCTAGTTCTGCGTATTGTAAACCACCAGCATAATCGGGACTTGAATAATATTTATAACCAGCTCTATAAGGCTTTACATATATAATCTCTATATTTTCTGTGCT